TTTTTTTTTTTTAAATTTTTAGCTAACCTATAAAAACTACTAAAGAAAAGAAAGAGAAGCCTGTCTGCTTAGGGGCTCCACCGGAAAAAGCCAATTAGTTTTTGGTGGGTCTTTATATCACAGACAGTCTTGTACTATTCTAATACTAAACTAACTATTTACAGGGGGAAGAGGGGGGGGACTGAGCCAGCCGGGTGTTCAGTGCGTGTCACGCACCTTTCCGCCGGTTAGCGCCAGTCGAAACAGAGTTTCTGAGGGGGGAAAGGTGCTAGACAGAGACTAGCTTCAGCCATTGCATCTGGAGAAAAGAGTAGGGGAGGAAGTTGACGAAAACACCGTTTTCACGGCACTTTGCAGCAACTGCAGAAGTCCAATTAAGATAGTTTTGAGGACCAGAGTGAAAAGCCAGATAGCAAAGAGAAGTGACCACGTCCTGGAAGTCACCGGTCCGGACCCACATGACAGACTGTTCATAAACATCGCGTTTAATCACAGGGTGCACATAGGCCGGGCGGAGGTCATCCGGGACGAACCACCTTTTGAGGAAGGTTACATCATAGATGTCAGAAGTTTCAGGAAAGGTGTCTCCTTTGTTTGCGGGAGTCACAATCAGTTGAGTGTGCTCACGATAGAAATCACGAACAAAGGAGGGGTGAATAGGAGGATTTGTAGCATAGATTACATCATCACCATAGGCTAAGATCAAGGTATGATTAGGGGAGAAATCAGGGTGGGACATTAGAGCGGAAAGAAGACAGCAGTTGTTGATAATAGTATTAAGAATACTAGTACCAACACACCCAGAAGGATTACCACCAATCATGCGGTAGAAGAAGAAGCCAAAGACATGCAAGGAATTAGAGATGGAATCAATATACTTTGGGACACGCGGATCACCAATCAGGCGCTCCAGGTGTCGAGAGACCAAATCAAAACAGACAGTAGGGAGTGAGGCATCAAAACCCTTATAATCTAAATCATACACCTGTTCGTAGGTCGAAAACATCCAAAAGAATTGGGTCCAGTGGTAGTCCGGATTGCATCCGACCGCGGATCCATGCTCACCAGGGCGCGACTGCATGTACTCGAAGAGACCTCCAAGTAACATGCGGCCGGCGATGATGGCGTGGATCGGCGCGGCTTCGATCAACCGGGTTCCACCAACCTTCACCTTTTCCAGTGGACGCAATTCGTCCTTGAGAGATGTTGTGTAGACATAGACAGGGTCTTCTAGGACTTTCTCAACTTCTGCCACAAGTTCTGGAGTTGGAATCCAGCGACCATTCTCCTGGGTAAACAGCGAGCGCCTGGAGCGCCCGTTGGCCACCCAGGGATAGCCAGGAGACTGTGACATGTCGATGCCGTCCAGGGAGTGTGTTCCATTGATGGCCTCGTCCATAGTAAGAGTACGGATAGAGGAAGGAAAGTAGGAAAAGTAGAGATCAAAGGCCTCGACCAGCCCAGGCCACGGTTCCGTGATGTCACCGTGGTTGTGCTTGTCGTAGACCTGAACATTGAAATTTATTAAGCGGGGATCATATTGAGAGAGGGGAGCTGGCTCCTTCGTGATTTCAAAGGCGCCATGAGCAGGAGAGGGTTTGATTTTAGAGCTGCGAGGGATATGGGAAGGGGGCCCGTCGTGATCGACTAACACGATGCGGGACTGGCGCTCAGACATGACAGCGAGCATGTTTGCCCACCGTTCATCACTGAGTTGACAGCCCATTCCTGAGCTACCAGGAATACCAGCAACGTGTATGCCCAGGACGCGGACACCGGAAGGGTCAGAAGAGATGACAGGAGAACCACAGAGCCCAGGGAAGGAAGAACAAGCATAGATTAAAGAATTTGAATCTACAATTACATTCTCAATATTAAGGGAAGCAGTCCGCAGATGGCTGAAGCGTACATAGGAAGTACCTTTGAAGAGGGAAGAAACAAGAAAACCAGTTTCATAAGTTTGGGTGGAGAGGAAGCGTCTGATGTTCCGATACTCCCGGTGGGGAATATGGATCGCCATCAGCTCACCGTCAACCACGTAGTCCAATTCAGAGAGAGGAAAGATTTTGTCGCGGATTCTGATGTGAGTGGCACCCTCAATGAGATGTGAAGCGGTAACGCCCCAACGTCCTTGAATGTAGGTAAAGGACATGAAGCGCACCTCCTCGTCATCCTTGAGAGCAGCAATCAGGACCACGTTTTCAGCCAATTTGGGGATGGCAGGAGAGAGACCCTGCCTAACAGGGGCTGCAGTTTGAACAGGAGGGGTGCGGGGGTGAGGAACAGGGCGCCTAGGTGCGGGCTTTGGTGTTGGTAGACCCGTATAGGCACCCTGATTGCGCTCGTTCCGAAGAGCCCGAGCAAAGTAGAAGATAGCAATAAGAGAAGAAATGATGGTAAGGAAACCAGCAGTATAGAAGAGAGGGATTTGGAAGTTCCACCGCTTCTTTACCTCTTCGACCGGTGCGTTTTGGCGCACGGTCTGTGTAAAGGCGTCCTCCACCGAGCTAGCAACTCCAGTCGACGCTTGCACGTCTTTCTGGGTGCCGGCCTGGCGGATGAGCCCTCTGAAGAGGTTGGAGTTGTCGCGGCGGTCCTGTACCAGGTCAAGAATGAAATCAACAAGAGAGTCAAGATCAGAGAGAGTAGTAGTGTGAAGGGAACGAGAGTCAAACGTGATTTCGTTCGACTCCAAGCGGGTTAGGGGACATTCAGCAGTGAAATATTTGGTGCCTGGTCCGCAGGCAGCCAGGGCGCTCTCAACAGAGAACGGACCCTGGGAGGTGACCTTCAAGCGGATGTGCAGGCGTCGGTCGAGCGCAGCCAATGAACGCGCCGACCGATCATTGGGTCCCTGGAAGTTGGAAGTTGCAATGATAACCTTGGAGGTGTAGTAGGTACCCTTGCACTCCAGAGACGCCATGGGAACAATGAAGGGGGCTGTAGAAACAAGGTTGGGGAAGTGAGCCCAATCACGGCCTTCCGGATCTTGTCCGATGTCATCTATCAGATGCACCGGTTGACCCGTGTAGCCATCAAAGAACTCGCAGTCGGGACTGGTGGGGGAGTAGTAATCATCGGGGCCAGAACCAAGTTTATTAGCCAGGGTAGATGCAAGAAGAGAGGCAACGAGAGACTTCCCGCTGCCGGGGGGCCAATAGAGATAGACAACAAGAGGCTCAGGACGAGCACCGGGGTTGTGGACTGGTGCTCTCCCAAGGAGAGTAGAATAATTTCTAATAGCCTGATTTAAAAGGGTCACATGATTTTGGGATTTTGCTTTGGACGCGACAGGAACAAGATCCTCAGCGAGTTTCTTGTTTGCACGCACATTTGCCAATTCAATTGTAGTGGGAGGGGAGTTAACTGCTGTGACTGAATCTGAGTAGAGTTGCATGATTTTGTCATGGTTGTCGGCCAATTGCTTGCCAGGATCGTTTCCGGCTTTCTTTTCCAACCAGTTCATGACTTTCTCTACTAACGAGATGACCTTATCTAAGATCCAGTCAACATTTTTGGCAGCCTGGACACCGTGGTTAAAGTCCACGACACCCTGTTGGTCAGCTGCCGCAGCGGCCGCCTCCTCTGGAGTTGTTTCGAAGCCAAGCTTCGTTGCAATCCAGTAGAAGGCAGCCCCAAGGGGGTTGTTGGAGTTGCGGAAGAAATCAACAACAGTAGGAGCAGAGTCAGCTAGAATCACAAGAAGGAGGCCTCCAATAGACATCGGAGTTGGAGACCCAAAGATGATAAGTAGATAGCCAAAGAATTTAGCAAGCCAGCAGAAGAGCGCGCGATGGGGGAGGTGCCAACGCCACCACGCGGAGTGAAGAGACTTGAGAGGTTGTCGATCGTCTCGCGAGCGCCGTCCCAGTGAGGTGGAGATGCGGTCGGCTGCTGCGTAGAGACGATCGGCAGCAGAATCGAGGTGATCGAAATGAACATTCCTCGAAGCCTCAAGCAATCGGTTGGCGGCAGTTTCAATCCTGGCAGCACCAGCATCGGCAACCCGGAGGCCGTCCCGTGCAATAGTGAACGCATCGTCCACATTGCGTTGGGTCACGACCTTGGCTGCCGACGCCATGTCACCAAGACCCTGCCGGCGGGCTAAGAGTGTTTTAACGCCCGCAGCGAGTGCTGAAACTCCGAGAAGTGCCACCCCGGCACCGATGGAGAGACCAGTATTAGAGCAGGGATAGCCTGTGAGGTCAGAAATAAAAGTAGAGCAGTTGGTGTGTGCGTTGTAGGGGTAGATCTCGCCTACCAAGAGAGTGGCTCTCTCCCAGCAGTCTAGCTCAACCTCCCCCACGCACTCACCCTCAGGTTCCTCAAACGCGATAACCGCGTAGAGACCAGCATTAGAAAGAGAGATCTGCTGTTGGAAACCATCCCAACGAACGTACCTCAGAGCCCAGTGCACATAGGTGGTGCGTTGTACTCTGACTACAAAGGCACGATCCTCGGGTTCCATTTCCAGAAGCTCGATGGGCCTGGCACACTGGCGGCGTGCAAAGGCCTTCATCCGCTTCGGAGAAATGATTTCCATAGCAGAAGAGTAGGAATGTGTGGGTAAGGGTCCCAGAACAGGGGGACTCCGCGGTACGAAACCACGAAACCCCCCAAAAGAGTACCAGGCAGAGATAGAAATGGTTTCCTGAACACCCACTGGTGGTCCAGGGAGTTGTGGAGAGATAGAGTAGAAAACTAAGGTGCCAAAAGTGTTGGAATGAAGGCGCCCAAAGTTAGAGCCAGAAAAGTTTTCCCAACCATTGAAAACAGTGCAGAGAGCAGATTGTGGTGAGGTATAGGGAAAGCTTAAAGAGAGCTCAACAGTCCCAGAGGCTGGAAGGGGCTGTTCCACTAAGGTAAAATTAGAGAGGGAGGACGTAGCCACGGTGGTGTTGGCTATGTCAGGAGGTACTGTAGCCCCTGCAGGGATAAGAGCCACAGCTAAGGTGGTTGAGGCAGAGAGAGCTGATACTATGCGGAGGTTGATGCGTAGATCAGCTGTGAAGTAAGTGAAGCAGGAGATCAACTTGGTAGTGTCAGAGGTAAACATGGTCATTGGGTCAAGGGGGAGCAATGAGACAGAACCAGCAGACATTAGAAGAGGGCCACCACCCTGTTGTAAGGGGAGGTAGCGGAAGAAGGAAAAATAATTCTCAAGGAAAGTATCAGGATGTAGGTCTGTATCCTTGTAGCGCATTGTCGTGCGCTCACCAAGGTCCCCAGAGGGCGTCTGGATGTCGATACCCTCGGAGTTGATAGGAACCTCAGTGGCCTCTTCTCCAGCCTGCCACCCAAGGGCGGGTGACTGCTGGAAGCGCAAGCGGAAGGTGTCTCCCGCAAGGACAAAGGCCTGAATCTGTGCAGAAGGAGGGGCAGAGGAGGGTCCAGTAAGGGGGTTCATAACAAAGACTGAGAAGTAGCCATTGTTTGAGAGAAGACCATCAGGAGTGCCAATATCGACGGTCTTCCAGTAGGACTGGGACATAAAGGGAATTGTGAAATCCAAGGTAGACTCACCATTCACGTCCCACACAGTATAGGTGCCATGCATCGCCTCGGCCATGTCAGTAGGAGGTCTACTGGCTGGTGGAGTGTAGGCGACGACCAAGCGTCCGTAATGCTGTGCAGAACCAGTGAAGAGTAGGCGAACCTTGATCTCACCCTGCCATTGAGAAAAGAGGGTAAGGGCAAAGCCGATGCCGGTAGTTGTGGCGGCAAGGGCATCTGGAGAGAGGGGAATCATTTGGAGTTTGTCACCTGGGTCATCAGCCATGGTCCAGGTGAGGCTCGTAAAGAGCCCAGGGCGTGAGGCGAACTCTAGCCAATTGAACGCCTCAGCAGGGAGATATGAAACATCGGGTCGTGTTGCCAAGACACCGACGAGTGGGATCTCTTGGCCCGCTACCGCAGTCCCGAACGCACCAGATCCAGGAACCTGGCGCGTCTTGATGTGCTGTTTTACTGGATAGCGGAGTCCATGGAAGGAGGAATTGAGCGGAGTAACATAAAGTGAGCACTGTAAAGAAGAGGGGGAACCAGTGGGAGGTGTCAAAGGTGTCAGAACAGAAACAAAGACAGTCCACGGGGCATGGAGGAAATCAGTACTAGAATTTGGGGTGCAGGAAACATAGGGAACCTCCAGAGTGCAGGTATTCCCTGTGGCCAAATTGAGTATTGCATAGGGGGTGGTGTAAAGGGAGTTTGCAGAGCCCGTCTCAGTGACCGCACGTTCCGGTACGGCACAGAGGACAAGGGCACCTGCATGGAATTGACTTCCGTTCACAGTGAGTTGTATCCGAAAGCCAGCATTCCAATAAGAGTGGTTCTGGTACATTGCTGACCAGACACACTGGGGTTGGGCGGTGACTAATGCCCAAGGAAGGGGGTAGGCCCCACCGTTTGTTGGTCCGGTGGGGTGGGGTGGATAAGCAGAAGAGTTGGTATAGGAGTTGGGGCCAGACGGCCACATGTCCACCGGCATTTCCTGTGTCCACTGGAAGGTGTCCACAAGCCAGGCCCGGTCGCCCGAGGGGCCGGGTACCGATGGAACATCGGGGCCAGGAAGAGTAACAGAAGGAGTAGGGGGGTAGGCAATCACAGCTGAAGATGGTGCTTGTGACTGAATTTCAGAATTGCCAGCAAGATTTGCTGTAGGGACAGAGGAGAGTAGATTTGCAGCTGCAGGTGGCTTGTTGAGCTTGTTTTTCAAAGCATCAACACCAGCTTTGGCGGCTGATGCAGCTCCACCAACAATGGAATCTCCAAGGTTGATGGCGTGGTCAATGCCACGTTCAAGCCCACGTGCTGCAGCAGGCTCCCACCATTTCCGATAGCGGGAGCCAACCGAATTTCCAGAAGAAACTGAAGTTGTGGTCTTAGAGGCGGTAGAGGAACCGCCCTTAATACCAATGGGGGTTTCAGAAGCAGAGGAGGAGGACATGGGGTTATCTCCCACAGAGGTGTTCACAGTAGGGGTCCAGCCGTTGGCTCCGACATCAGTAGTCACACTGTTGCCGTTGCCATAGATGTTCGTGACTGAATTACCCTGCCGTTCTATGTCCTCTGGAGAGTGCCTCACATCAGTAGGAAGGTTAAGAAGAGAAAAGCGAAGAAGGGTTTGACGCCCAAGTTGGCGTGTGGCGTCATCCCAGTGGTAGCGGGAAACCTCGGCGATCTCCATACCACGGACAGGGACAGGAGAGAGGCGGAAGAGACCGTCTGGGTCTAGAACCCAGCCAATCTGAAGGACTCCAACCCCAGGGATCTCCTTTCGCAGATCCCAGCCGTCAACCGGATTCTCTGGTGTATACACCATGGTGAAACGGTTTCGGGGGAAGGAGAAGGCAGCTCCCTGTTGCTGGGGTTGGTGAGGGTGGAAAAAGCCAGGAGCCCTAAGAGCCTCCAAGCAGAGCTGATCGAATTGCTCTTGCTCGTAGACATTATAGGGAAGAGTAGGATGAGTATAGGAGCCACGATGATGTGGTGGCCCCAGGGAGAGAAGATGGGCAAAGACAAAAACATAAATAAAAAAAACGAATAAAAAAAAAAA